ACCGGATAAAACCGGTTTGGGAGGCGCCTTGCGGCCATAGATATAAACCCTCTATGTTCGTGAGAAACCCCTGTCGTACAACACTCCACTTTCTCCTCATAATCTTCTTTTAGATTAGGATAGTGAGAAACCACCTTCACTCTAGAGCCCTGTTTATAGGAGCTCGATTAAGCGTATGGATGGATGAATCTCGGGCATAAGTAAATAATCTTTTGAACACTAAACTGTTGCTTTACTAAACAATAATTGTAAAGTAACCATAGGAAGAATAAGAACAGATTGTATATGTAAATACGGGAAGTCCATATTAATAATCGAGATGACTATTAAGGGGAACTCTAGAGCTAGTTGGCTGAAGAGTACTAAGTATCTGAGAATTGGTACCGATGTCATAATCGTTTTATGAATAAGTTTGTAATTGGCTTCGTATTACAACCCTACCTTAAGAGTAATCTTAAGATTAGGTTAACGAAACGGGTTCATTTAAAAAGTGGGCACGTCAGTAGATCGAGCATTTATTATGACCTTATTCAGACAAAATACTTCATCATCATACAAGCTGACCAGTGATTCACTGATCAAAAGGTATGTGAGTTTAGTACTCTGGCTGTATGAGATCCCAATAAAAGACCCATATTTAGAGTTACTTAAACGGATTTTCTCACTACGTGATCATTCAGGTTGGACATGGACAGTTAAGTATTTAAAACACTCAACAGTTTCATTACAACATGTTATATCAGGTAGAGGGAAGGTTCCAATAGGTGACGATTCTTGCCGTGTTGGACTGCGGGATAGTGGAATTCCTTGTATAATACCTGGTATATTACGTCAATATATATTGGCGAACGATATCAAGCATATACGAGCGGTTTTCGCTATCCTTACTGTCTTTCGGTGTATAAATATCAAGGGTTCTTTAAAACTTTCGACAATTATAAAACCATTTACTGGTTTGTCTCAAACCTTAAATATTTTAGATTTGAAGGATGTTTTAGAGAACAATTTTAGTTCCTCAGGATTAACACCAGATGGTCGTAAGACCACCTTTGTTCTTCCTAAGAAACCAAAAGGCCTCGATACTTTATTAACCTTAAGAACAGCTGGCCCTAACGGTAAGCCATCCATCTTATATGCTCCTTTGGATGCTTTTGCTTTTAAAGTAAAGCCCCAAATGAGTCATCTCTTACACTCCATACAGGTCTTATCTAAATCATTTAATAGTGATATCTATGATATTTTATTGAATGAGATGGATATTGTGTCTAAGTGGCGTGTTAGAAAAAGTAAATTACTACTTTCTAAGTTATCCCTTAAACCGGAACCAGCTGGGAAAGTACGAGTATTTGCCATATTAGATGTCTGATCTCAGTCCGTGTTGAAACCGATCCACGACCATGTATTTGAAATACTTAAAACTATTCCAAATGATGGTTGTTTTGATCAGGTTAAACCACTTCAGAGATTGATGGCTAAAGGTCACAAAGACGTATTCTCTTTTGATTTATCAGCTGCAACCGATAGGTTACCAATATTATTACAAACTCAAGTAGTATCGTGACTTTATGGTCTCGATGTTGCTTTAGCTTGGAAAACATTGTTAACTGATAGAGATTACTTCATCTCTACCGCTGACTTAGCAAAATATGGGACAAAATCCGATATTGTTGTTAAAGAAAGTGATAAATATGAAGATGGTTTCTATCTTCGGTATGCGGTTGGTCAACCAATGGGGGCTCTGTCTAGTTGAGGTGTGTTTTCACTAACCCATCACATTATTATTCAATATTGCGCTCGTCAAATCGGATTTAAAACCTGATTTGATGATTACGCTTTACTGGGTGATGACGTGGTTATTGCTAACAAAGAAGTTGCGGATTTATATCTATTTACTATGACGAAAGTCCTAGGAGTAGAAATAAATCTATCAAAGTCTTTAATTAGTAATAACGGTACGGCTGAATTCGCAAAACAATTAGTTTCCGGATCTGTTAATTATACCCCTGTGGGTGCAAAGAATATTGCTCAAAGTCTTAAAAACTTTGCCAATTTTCCTAGTATCCTTAGAGATTATATCTTGAAAGGAGGTATTGTTGACAATGCGGATCTGCAGAGACTTATTGGTAGTCTTGGTTATAATATAACCAAAACTTCCAAAAAGAACTTGTCTTCTCTTCTTTGAGTCATTATGGGACCTTTTGGGTTCCTTAATACGGGTGAGAATCGATTCAAGCCTGAGCTATTTGCTCAGTCTGGAATTCCATTATCACCTTATGACATGAAGTTAAGAACGCTAAGTTATGCGTTGGACTGACTCATAGTTCCAATCAAAGAAGTATTGAGAGAGGATTACCATAAGGATTGACTTGCTTCAGTAGAGAAATCTGCTAAAGTACTCAATTCTTATCGTAACTTGGCTTCCGTTAAAGGATTTGTCTCGTCTCAAGCTCAGTCAAACCTCTTAGCACCAGTAGAAAAGGATCTAATAATAGAACCTTCGCCTAAAGCTCTTCTTAGTTACAGGAATTTACTTCTTGTAAGTCTGAATAAGTTTCAGGAGTTACTAGCTAAAGAAGAACCGAGTTTGAACATGCCTTATTCTTTACCTTTTGTTGAAGGATTGAGATATATGTTGGCTAATATTGATTGACCAATACCTGAAACGAATTTACTTCGTAATCAGCCATTGATTCAACCACGTATTCGACCGACAAATAAATCTTTCTTCATAAAAGTTAGACGTCAGCTGATCAGGCTCATAAAAGAGCATGAAAGTCGACAACAGCAAGATCTATAGCTTAACCGCTGAAATAATATGGATCTATAAAAGATTTCATACGTCCAGGGGG